CCGTTGCTAACGAAGTATCGTTATAATGACCAATAGCATATTGGTGTTGAAGTGCTGTTGTATAATATCCTGCTGCATGAGAGGAATCTCCACTGGCTGTTGTATATTGTCCTTCAGCATGAGCACCTTGACCACTTGCACTCGTCCATTTACCTTCTGAATGAGCTCCATCTCCATAGGCCATTGTAGTATGACCTTCGGCATGTGCACCATAATAGCTACTATTACCAGCTTTAGCATAATATCCTTCTACATGGGTTCCATAACCACCAGTAGTTGTAGTACCATAACCTTCTGCATGTTGTCCAGTTCCATAATTACTTGTTTTTGAACTGACACCCTCTGAATGGTCTCCTTCACCCTGTGCTTTCGTAGTCTTACCTTCTGCATGACTATAGTTTGCATAAGCGAATGTGACATATCCTTCAGCATGGGAAGCAGTTCCAGTTGCAGATGTAAGTGAGGTTGCAGATGCTCCACTACCTTCAGCATGTGCACATATTCCAGTAGCCTTAGTCCATTTACCTTCTGAATGAGCACCTTCTCCTGATGCTGTTGTAGTATTACCTTCGGAATGGGAAGAGTTTCCACTGGCTGTACAAGAATATCCAAGCGCAGTCGAATTAGTCCCTATAGTGCTCGAAGCAAGTCTGTTTTGCGAAAGAGAACCCGTAAAAACCGGATTCTCCTTATTAGATTTTTTATCCAGATCACCTTTTAGTAACTGACAAAATTTTTTAAAGCCATCTATTCCTAAAAATGACATTATGATCCTCTCCTTTATCCAAATATACTTGTAAACAAGCTACTTATTTCTGTTGTCGTGATTTCCTCCACAGTAGTTAACGCACCTAAATCACTGGCCGTGATTTCAATACTGCCAGCAGTCGATCCTGTATAGGTAACCGTCTTACTTCCGGCTTTTACCGTTAAAGCATTTGCATTCGGCAATGTGGTTGGGAAATCTGAGATCTGCGATTTTGTGTGAGTATGCGTTGCCGGCGTGTAGGTAGAAGGTTTATCTGTAATTCCTGACCAGGGAACGCTGGTTGCACTTCCTGCTGTATATACCTCATATCCTGCCTCTGTGCTGAGTTTTGTATCATCAACTACGAAGTACATCAGTCCTGTGGCTGTTACTTTCACCGTGTCACCAGTCTGAACATTGCTTAATGTCAAAGCAAGCCTTGCAGTATCCGTAGCAACCACAACACAACGTTCTAATGATCCGGCCGGAAGCCTTGCAATATCAACTGTTCCCATCAACTTTGCAGCATCCAAAGAGGTAATATCTGCGCTTGCGTGTGTATGTGTCTTAGCTGCTGCATCTGTAATGCCATACCCTGTCAGCGTCGTCGGACTAGTGCCGGCTGTAACATGTCCCCTGGCATCAACTGTCACGGATTTGTATGTGCCTGCCGTGGCTCCGCTGGTGGGATGGGTAATCGTAACCTTGTCGTTTGTTGCATCCCCTGTAATCGTAATGTTACTGCCCTCAATTGTAAGTGTATCGGACTTGGCATCAGCAACTACACTTGTACCACCGGCAACGACTGTTGTAAACGCATTCTGATTTACCTCGGCTCCTGTTGCAATACCGGCCAGCTTTGTCTTTTCTGTCATTGTATAGTCGTTTGTGGAAAGGTCTTTCCCTGTCACTTTTTCCACTTTCTTATCTGTTTCGCCTTTTACCTTCGTTAATACTGTTTCCAATCCTTCATAAGTTAAAAATTTAGACAATGTTTTTCCTCCTGAAAAAAGAACTACCCCAGGTAGTTCTTGAGAATTTGTTTTATTGGTTTCGTTTCATTGCATTTCTGACATGCTAACTAAAAATTATTTTTAAAAGCTCAATAAGTTCCTCTGTGGAAATTGCTTCCCCTGATTCATAGCTCATTCCAAGCGCATTGCAGTATATCTCTATCACCTGCTCTTCTGTCATTTCATCAGCAGAAGATAAATACAGGACGCTTTTCCCGGCAATTGTTATGTTGCTTGCGTTTCCAATTTGCAAAGATACCCGTATCCTCTTTTCCACCGTGGCAAGATTTCCACTTGCGGGTATCAGATCTGCTTTGTCTCCTGCATTCACATATGCATACAGGACCTCCATGCCGTCACACTCGGCATATATCCCAAGTTCTCTGAAATAGTAGTCCTGCTGCGACATCGTATTGTTCAGGTCGATTTCAAGTATGCATGACTCCTCTTCTATTGACTTGCCGCTTATTTGCAGAGAAAACAATTCATTCGCCAACTCTGTTGCTTCGTTATCCGGTTTCGCTTGCACTCCGTCGCCTATTGCGGCTCTTATGAAATTCAGTTCTATTCCGCCCTGAGCCTTATTGAGTGCCTTTACTCCATTTTCTGTTAAACTAATTCCTGTAAATGCCATCACTTACACCTGCCTTACATTTAAAATTTCTGATTCTTGCATCATACAGCCACAGCAAGCCTTCGCAACAATATTCTCAGCGATTGAAAAAACTACATGAGACTGTTTTATCGCCATTAATGTTTCAATGACTCCTAAAGTACTGTAATCTGTACTGCCGGAAGAAATCTGAACCTCGAACTGATTCACAGCCCCGGAATCATCAATATGGATTTCCCTGCCTGTCAAATCTGAAAGTATGATTTCCATGCGGTATGGGGTCATAGGCAATCTTCCATTCCGCTTTTTATAAATTAACTTCCCCCGCCCTTTGTAATCCGGATCCGCCCGGGCAGGAAACCCGTACTTCTCTTCATGGTATCTCAACCCCCAAGTCGCTGTCTCTGCGTGTTCTTCCCTTGTTTCTGCAAGAAGCCCTGCAAGCCCATCCTCTGTTTCTACAAAGGCCTGCCAGATGAGGGATTCCACGAATTCTTTCGCCTCTTCCATTTCCATCCCCATCACCTGGTACAGCCATTTCCCTATATAGGACCGGTCATAGAATCCCCGGGTCACCGTTCCCATCATCCGTTTTGCAGTTTCGCAATCCGGAAATTTCTCTAAATCCATGTCACACACCTCCTCTAATCATCCGGTTCGGTGATACCGGCATCCGGCTCAAAGGTTACTTCACCTGTAGCTGCAAACTGGAATCCATCCAGTTCGATGTTTTCTTTTGCATTGTTCATTAGAAAGTCGGTGAAATCCAGCACTCCATCCACTTCCGTAAGGATCGCATGAATCAGATTGTATTTCACCGTGCCCTTCTCCTTTGCCTTTTTATAATAAGAGCGCATTGCTTCTTTGAAATCCTGAATGACCTGATTCAAGGTAACTCCCTCCTCTAAAATCAGGTTCCTGCAGGAATATGAAATGACCTTTGTATCGGCCGGTTTTACCGTTAATTCACAACATCCTGCCGGGAGCAGCCTTTTGGAAGGATCTGACGGAGAAACTATATAATCAATGACCGCCTGCACATACTTTTCTTCGGCCGGCTTGCCATCCTTACCTATTAATTCGAGCTTTACCGTCCCCGGCCCTTCCCATGTGGGAAAAACGATGCAGTCTTCAATTCCAACAACGGATTTGGCCCATCTTTTCAGATCGCTGTTATTCCCTACAAAAGAGGTATCCACGGACTCATTTGCCTCCTGGATACGATTGCGGAAGGCTTCATCTGATTCTTCCAAATCACCTCCGTAAAATGCCTCCTCATTTGTTACGCTATGGATTCCTGTTATTGGTTTCACCATGAGGGTGATCGTTCCCGCCATGATGTTTCCCTCTATTCCCGGGAACTCTGCAGTAGCGCCAATCTTAATTACCTCACATTCCGGGATTATATAGTCTTCGTCCGGAAAGAAGACGATAGAGGGGGAAGAATCCACCGCCTGGGTACACAGGCCAAAGCTTTTCTTAATCTCCGTTCCGGCCGCCCCTTTGATGGTTATCTTCCCTCTGGCTTTTTCCCCCTCCTTCCTGGTAAGCCCTACCTGGCTCCCATGCAGGTCCAGCCACTGCCCCCAGGCATATTGGGGGAACATCAGCTGCACAGTCCGTGCTAACGTTCTCTGCACCAGCTCCTCTATTTCGATTGCCGCGGGCCGGGTGAAATCCCAGGGGAAGCCTCCCGGGGTGCCGTCTATATCCGATGGCAAATTCTCCATCATCCTGTCGTGGATAGTCTTCTCATCGCTCTCCTGTATAAAATCAGGAGCAATAAATTCTGCCATATCTTTCAACCTCCTATTCCAATATCCAGATCCTGTATTTCAAATTCTTCATCATCCACTTTCTTTACCGTGAAGGATACGGCAAGCCTTCCCGTGTCCCAGGTGAATTCAAAATCCCCGACGTACTCGGTCAGCGGATTCACCATCAGGCATTCCGTGATTTCCTTTTCCACGCCGGACTCTACCGCCTCCCGGGAATCTTCTTCTAAAGCCAGGTCCAGTTCTGTCCCGATTTCATCCGGGTAGGCCCGGCAGGCATATCTTGCTGTAGTTACCGCCTTTACACATCATTGAACATAAGCTTCCTGTTCATCCGCCTCTATCATCCTTCCGGCGCCGTCTAAAACGAAATCCCCGGATTCCATATCAAAAAGGACGCTGCGCCTGCCTGATATCGCTGCAACGTCCTCTTCTTCCTCCGTTTCCGGCACTTCAAATACCGGAAACAGACCAATTTCTTCATTCCCCATGGCAACCTCCTTTTTATTGTATTTTGGGATCATTATTATTTTTTTCACTTTGACCAGCAGGCTGTCATTTCCCTCCGGAAGCGACTACGCACAGGATAACCGGGGTATCATTTACCCATGTGACCAATACCCTGTCATTTTCCTGAAGCTTGTTTTCCTCCCCTAAAAGCCTTTTGTCTACTTTGTAATCCTGCCGGGGGATAGGAATCCGGAAGGTATCGGTCACTAGTGAAAAGTTCTGGGTAACCGTCCCGAATTCTACGGCAGGCGGTGACACCGCCTGCAGACGCATCCTGTCCGCCAGTATCAGGGCCAGTTTATTCACGCCCGGATTATTCGCCATTATGGCATCCCCCTTTCTAAAAAACTGTGTTAATGTGTCCCGGAAATCCCTGGAGCGTGTTCGGCTATCTGCATTTATCTTCCTACACGCGTTCTACCTCCATGCTCATAGTTGCTTTGCTGCAGTCATGGCGGATGGATGTAATGTAAAAGTAACCGTTGACATATTCCGTCTTTACATGGACCTTGTCACCCTTTCGTAAGTAAGGAACATCCGGCCCTTCCAGGGTAATACGCTTTTCCGGTTTTCCTTGTTCCTCTAAGATTTTTTTCGCTTCTTTTTGGGCATCTTCCTTACTTTCGCTTTTGGAGTTTGTAATTATTTTCTGGCGAATGCCAACTTTTGTATCCCCATCCAACACGTCCACCACGTTGCTCTTCCCGTCTTTGTCCTCCTGGCCGATGAT